GCCTGTGTTAGGATTGATAGTACCGCCACCGCCCATGCGCTTGAGCATCTCAGCTTCACGCGGGTTAATGTGCGCCATCATCGTGTCGCCGTGGCGACCCAGAGACGCTAAGCCGCCCCGCGCAAAACCCTTCCGCTTGTTTCTCTCCTGCATACCGTAGAGCAGGACAAGCAGAGAGATTATAGCCACCTGGTCGAATTGCTCAGGTAGATCCCCTGGATCCACCATGTCGTCACTCACAGCAGCGGCAACAATTTGCGGGTACTGATCGGGGTTGTTGAGAGCGTACTCTAGCATCTCAACCAGTTCGTCCAGATTTTCGCCCGTGATCGGCATGTCGCCAATTTGGTTCTCAAGGGTCAACACCGCTTGAGAAAACCGGGGGTCTGTTTTTGCCATCTCTAAAATCTGTTGCTTGTCCATTATTGCTCCGAGTTATTCAGCCGCCTGACAGAATCTTTCAGCCCAATCTCGCCAATCTTCAAACTGGTAGGGTAGGGGGAAATTTTCTTTCAGACTGGTGTTATTCAAAAACTGCATTGCCCAGCTCTGCCAATTCTCTTCTACGTCCAGACGACCGAACGCGCCGTAAGAGTCCAAGTCAAGCGATATTTGGTCAGCCCAGTCTCGCAGCCCCAGCCCAGTAGGTAGTGTAATGCGTACACTCATCCCAGCACCGTCTTATCGCCGGAATCGATGTGTCCGATAATCTGGCCCATCTGGTAGTCCCCGCCCACGGCGTTGGACTGGAAGCGCACACGCAGCTCTCTGCGCTGCTCTTTAAGCATGACGATCTGTTGATACGGTTCAGTAGCCGATTCAGGGAATGAGAACTCGCTGCTATACACCTCGGGCGCTCGGGCGTTGGCTCTGCCCGTCACCTGCACCGTCATAGGGCCAGCCTGGATGAAGTCCGGCTCAATCTCAGTGATCCTCAAGTACTCATTCTTACCCTGGGGCAGCGAGGACAGGTCTGCAGTTTCAAAATAGGATTCTATAGGCGAAGCCGTTTGCCCTTCGATCTCGTCCACACCTTGCTCTTGTATCCACACGCGGTAACCGCTAGCCGTGGTAACGCAGTCTGTCAGCAGGGGTGCAGCAAAGCCGTTGTTGTAGCCGCCCGAAGCGCGTCCGGACTCCGGTAGTGCCGTGTCGTACCAAGAGTTCTCACGCACGTTGTAAATAATGGCGTGCGTGCATTCAGTTGCGTCGTCTCTGGGGTAACACCACCATATTTCGCCAAAGTGCGGGACTTTAAAAGCAAACACCTTGCTACGTTGACTTTCGTTGATGTTGTCAAAAAAGTAGTTAAGGTTAAGCTGGTTAGGCACTTCACGCACCACACCGTTGAACATTAGAAACCGGTCAACGCCGCACCAGAAAAACACGCCGTCGTAGTCCACAACGCAATCAGGCGACATGATAGACGTGTCAGTAGCGATAACGTCGAACTGGAACACGGTTGTGCCGCCGGTGAACGTGGCGCGAATTACAGCGTCGTAAGCCCAGAACACCCCCGCAGGCGCGGTTCCGGAGCCTGCTCGCAGCGGCATACCCTTGACGATCTTTTGCCCCCAGACTCGGGCAATGCCAGAGCCAAGACCGCTCAGGTCGGTAAAGTCGCCCGGAACAGACCAGCCCACAATCCCCGCCGTACCGTAGTAAAACAAGTAGGGGAATAGCATCACGATGCCGCCGGTTACATTAGCGCCCGCCGGTAACGGGATCTCTATCAAAGGCGCGGTGCCGAGCACATTACCGTAAAATATCTGACCACCCGTGTCGTTACACACGCACTGCAGGTTAGGGGCTACGTGCGCGAGGATAGAGTTATCAGTGGTTGATGCGTCATACGCTGTCTGGAACATCCACTGGTTGTCAGCAGAACTGACCAGTGCGTTTAAGCCACCGACCATATTGGTCACAGTGGTGGTGATGGTTGTTGTGTTAGCCACTACCACAAAACCGTTCGTGCCCTGGCCAACAGTAGCGGCGGTAATAGTGATCACCGCGCCGACGGCTACCGCCGAGTAATTAGGCGTAGACGTAAACGCAGTAATATTTGCCGCGACAGCAGTTGCCGTTGTAGGTAAGTCAGTCGTAAATGCAACGGAGCCTGATGTGATAGTCACACCGTTGACCGTGATACTGTTAACCGATCCAGCAGCGCCGCCAGTTAAAGTGACCGTGCCTGTTGCAGCTACGGCTACAGGCGTTCTAGAGCTGATGACCGAACTGTTTTTAGTGCTGTCTATCGTAAAACGCTCAACAGTTGACGCACCAGCAGAGTGGCAATACTGCAAACCCTGCTGAGTAAAGCTGTTGAAGCCGCGAGAGATCTCTGTCAAGTATTTGTTGATTGAGCGGTAGCCGCCTATCTTTCTCGGCAACCCGCGCTGAAACCTCACCCATTGCCCATCAGTATAAAAATCACCTTCAAATTTGGTGCCGTCCCGCTTAATACCAGGGAGAGATTTTAATACTAAGGTGCTTTTGGGCATCAGAATGTCCCGCCGTTAACCACGCCTGCAGGAGCAATCCCCAGCGCTGTCCATGCTGCCTGCTGAGTTGCGGCAATGAAAATGGCATCGCCTGTAGCCGTAGAGCCTAGATTGATCCGCGCACCGGCAGCGGTTGTAGCCCCTGTGCCTCCGTCAGCAATAGAGATCGGCACGGACACTGTGCTAGTGTCTGCGTCCACCACATTGGTGCCGTCACTGTAAAGAATGGCCCTGGCCCCTGTAGCGACCACCACGCCGGTGCCGGCAGACGTTTTTACAGTCAACGTGTACGCGCCCGTGGTGGCGTTGCTCACCCAATACTGCTGGACAGTTGCAGGAACAATAATGGCGCGGTTACCCGTTAGAATCCCGGTAAAGTTGTACGCAATCCGGTTTAGCTCAGATCCCGTCAGCGTATAGTTGCCCGTGCCGGGAACGGCGATTGAGGTGTAGTCAAACGCAAACGTGGCAGACTGGCCGAAGCCGATTGTGAAGTAGTCTACTCCGTCGGTGGCAATGATTGCAGAGTCGCCTGGGCTAAAGCTCAAAGTCGCCGCGCCGTTGATAAGCGGAGTACCTGACGGGTCTACTACGACAGAACCACCCCCGCCGTTGCGGAAGCACAGGAACCAGTTATCGCCCATCGTGGGTGCAGAGGGTAGTGTCAGCGTTCCCCCGCCAGAGCCATTCCACACGAACATCTTGGCGCGGTCGGTGACGCCCGCCGTGTAGTCTGTGTTAAAATTGGTAATCGGCACAGACTGACTCAGCACTGTGCCCACAGCCACAATCCCTGTCCCAGCCAGCGCCGAAGCGTTAGCGGTAGAAGTGGTTGCCCCGTACTGCAGAATTGACCACGTGCCGTTAACGGTACTGTTGTCCGTTAGGTAGATCTGCCACAGCGTTCCCGCCGCAACCGTGACAACCTGTGTGCCCCCAGCGTTACGCACCGTGATAGTTTGTGCGCCAGTGTTGTTAAACAGGATTGTCTGACCGGTGCCGGTTTTGCTTGCGTCCGGCAAGTACACGCTTCGTCCGGCACCAGCGGCAGACATATTAATGATGCGCGTCGCTAGATTATTGCTAGCAGACGTTTCTATAGGCCAGCTAAGCGTTACGTCAGCCGTCAGCGTGAGAGAGCTGTAGCTGATCTCGCTGGGGTAAATGTTCGCGCCACCGAAGACGTCATTATAAATGGGCATTACGCTTCACTCCTGTTCGCCGACCGATCCATGATACGGCCAAGATCTTCCCCACTGAGGGCCTTAGCGCTACGGTCGTACATGGCTTGCCACATACCGACACGCTCGTCGTTTTTCAAGAACGGGCTGGCCTCTAGCAGGGTCGCATAAAGTATTAGATCTGGCGCATATTCTGTCAGCCAGTTAGTTTGTAAGTCGTCTCCGAGCAACGCGGGCTGCTCGTAATAAAGAATTTCAAGGGTGGAGGCAGCAGCAGGCGTCGGGGTGATAAGCCAGTGCTGGAAATCATAATCTGCGTAGAACTGCGGAGCGCCAGTTTCAGCTTCGTCCGGCCAGTAAGATCGGCAGTATTCATAAGACCGCGCAAAAATTGGAGACCCCGTGACGGTCATGCTGATAGTGTCGCGCCACCGGTCGGGCTTTAAGTAAACGGCAACGCCGATAGACAGCGGGGTTGTAACTGCGCGGATAAAACCTTGAATCTTAAGCTCGCGGGCAATACGCCGCTCGCCCAGAGTAACCAGGCGCGGAAGTTGGTCGTAAACGATTTGGTCGCT